ACCGACTTCGCATCCTTCGCCCCGCCCTCCCGGGCAGGTCTCATCCGCTCCGTCGCTCGTCCTCTCCCCATCCGACCCGCTGTCGCTGGGCTCGGATGCCCTCTTGCGCTTGTAGACCAAAATCAGATTCTGGCTTGGGTCACGGCCCTGCACCATATCCCCAGTGGATCTGTTATAATAGTTAACTTTGCGCCCACCGTCGCCCATGATGAAGTCGGACCATCCGAGGCCCTGCACGTAGTCCCGCAGCTCCTCCGGCTCCATGCCGTCCCCGTCCGGGAAGGCGATAAAGGCGAGCGCCCCGCCCCACATGCCCCACCCAGTCCGGCCACGACGCCCCCGGACATCGGGCTTGCAGTACATGGTCTCCGGCTTGCCCTGGTAGAGTCCGGCGGAATTTGCAATATAGTTCGCCTTGCCGCAGGCCCCACCGGGCGGGATTATGCCCATGGAGATGTCCGGCCCGGTATCCCAGATCAGAGCCGGGTAGTGGTATGTGTCGGTCGCCAGCACCTTCCCGTCAGCCTTGATGGGGCATGTGGGGCGGTAGGTCTCGTAGAGCCAAAAGTTGCCCGTGATCGCAAGGTCTGGAGCCTCCTGGGCCACAATCTGTCGGAGGGGCAGCTTGCCGGAGTTGATGTATATCTTGATGCGCTCGATGTCCCCCAGCGGGATGGAGGTGATGTACTTACTCATCGCCCTCAGCCGCCTCCACAGCCCCGCGCATCAGCTCCACCGCCTCGGCGTACCGCCCCGCCCTGCGGAGCTCCACCAGCTCCCTGTAGCAGTCAAATAACGCCTGAGTGAGGGCCGCTCCCTCATTGGTTAGTCTGGGCAGGTCCTCCGCCAGCGCGGCGTAATCCACATCCCCCGCACCCCTGTAGTGGGGCAGCGTGGGGTCCCCGGCGTTCCGGATATTGGCCAAAAACATATCCTTGGCGTTCTGCGGCTCCGCGTGGTTGACGGAGGCGATGTCCATGATCTCATTGATGTACTCGTACAGATGCTTCATAATAATTTTCCTTTCCGGCCTTTCGGCCTGTCACATATGGATAATCTCTTCCGCCTGATCGGCAGTGATCCACTTCGGGGCCATGGAGCGCACCTGCTCCGCCGTCAGACGGCCCAGACGATACTGGATGCGGATAAACTCAACCATCGCCTGTCCCTCCCATCATCAGCTCCAGCATGGCCGCCTCCAGCGCGGAGAGCCGTTCCGCCTCTGTGGGCGAGATGGGGGGCTGGGCCTGTCCCATGGCCTCCAGCTCCGCGAGTTCTTCTGCTGTGGCGTTGCGGTAGATGCCGTTATCATAAACCCTCACGTGCTTCCCCCCTATCTTGCCAAAATGCGAACTTTTACCGTGCCGGTTATGTCTGCTGCATTAAAATCCATGCGTAACTGTCCTGTAGGAACTCCTATTTTCCCGTACCGGGTTCCTCCGGTGGTTGCCCCCAGGAATGCCCCAAACAGAATATCTGTTGTGGCAGTTGACAAATATTCCGCAAAAGACCCGTCGCCAAATAATGTAACGTGGAATAGATATTGCTTCATAGTGTTCGCAGGAACAACCCCCGGATAAAAAGCGACTTGTATCCCATCCACCGTAATGCTGGATGGCTGGTATTGTTTCGTATTAGCTGGGCATTCCACTGCGCACATCATCTCTTTGTATGTGCTCAACTGATGGGTTAGCGTAAGTTGGACACTTCCTACCCCCGCAGAATCGAGCACGATCCCATCATTGCGCAAGAGCTCTGTCCACTCTCCGCCCCCACCCGGCGCGCTCACCTTGCCCCACGCTCCGTCCACCACGCCCGCATACATGCCGTTGTCCTCTGCGGTCACGGTGGGGAGACCGACGCCATCCGCACCTGCGGGACCCTGCGGGCCGGTGTCTCCGGTGTCACCTTTGGGCCCCTGCGGGCCTTGTGGCCCCGTCTCGCCCTGGATGCCCTGTAGACCCTGCTCTCCTGGATCTCCCTTCTCTCCCTGGGGACCAGCGGGACCGATAGGTCCCTGTTCTCCTCTGGGACCCGTCGCCGATACGCCGGTATCCACGCCGCCGACGACCCAATTCCCGTCGGGCCCAATGTTGGGGGCCGCCCCGCCGGAGTAGACGCCGGTATCCTGATACGCCCCGCTCTCCAGGTCCCACACCATCCACGTCTGATCCTCGGACAGCTTGGGCGGGTGGACCGCCGCCGCTTCCGCCCGGTCTGCGGCGGCCACTGCGTCGGCCTTGGCCTGTGTGACCCTGGCCTCCATCTGGGCAAGCTCCGAGGGCTCGACGCTCGGAAATGCCTCCACAGCGTTGATGCTCCCGCTCACCAGCAGCTCAAACTGGTTGCTGTGGGCCACCGTATCCCCTTTGAGGCCCCGGAGCTGACAGCGGTACAGCCCGTCGGAGGCCAGGATATCCCGCGTGAGCTCCACCCACAGCACGTCCCCGGTCCGCTCCAGGTCCACCACGTTCTTTACTTTCCCCAGGGCCATATCCAGCTTGACCGCCCACCCCGCGTCCAGGTCCGCGGCGATCTCCAGCCGCCGGTGCAGGTGGTCCGACTCATATCCGAGCTCCCGGTCCCTTACTTCCATCCGCACACGCCAGTTATCAAGCCTAATCATACCTGCGCCTCCTCCAGCAGCGCCTGGACCTCGTCCCGCCAGCGCAGGGGCACGTCGTCGATGGTTTTCAGCCCCTTGCGGATCAGGTCAACGTACAGTTTAGACACTTGTCTCACCTCCCAGCAGCGTCTCAGCCAGCTCCGCGATGGCGAGCTGCGCCGCAGTGTTGTTGTCTTCTGCCACCTGGGCCAGCTCCGCCACGGCGAGCTGCGTCTGAGTGAGCGCGTCCGGCTCCGGCTCGGGCGCAGGGGTGGGCGTTGGGACGGGGAGCTGTGTCAGGAGGATCGATCCGCCCGTCTGTTCCACCCGCAGCCAGTCGGCCACGGTATAGGAGGCCAGCAGAAACGGCCCGTCCTCAAGTTCGGTCCACACCTCCAGGGCCTCTCCCAGCTCCATCGGCTCCGCCGTCTCCAGATGTACCGTCTGTGCACCAGGGACAAAGGACAGCAGTTCCGCCTCCTGACCGTTGGTTTGCAAGATCATGTGTAATCCGCCTCCTTCACCTTGAGGATATTGATCGTCTGTACGACACCGTTCACGGCCACAGTGTTACCGGACCACGTTTCCGCTGTCACATAGACTTTGTCCTCGTATGTCGTTGTGCTAGCGTGCACAAAATGATAGGTTGATCCGGTATATGCACAGGCGAGATGGTACGAGCCCAATGTGGATAGCTTAGACAGCAAAATAACCGAGCGCATGCCGTTTTTCATGACAAGCTCTACCGCGTTACCGTCCTGAGTGGAAACCTGTTGCCCGGTCGCGGAACCTGCCGCCACAGAACGCACGACCTGCTTTCCCACATTTACCACCGGCAAAATACAATCGCTCATCTCATCCCCTCCTTACACCGTGCCCACGAGCTGGATCGGTATATTGACGGACGGAGCTGCGCCGTCGCTCCTGGTGTAGACCCGGATTTTGCCGGCCATGGTCTCGATCCGGCGGATGTTGTTGCCGAACTCCTCCACCATAAGCTCCGAGGCAGCAACGTCGGAGGTCTGCACCACGCCTACGCAGGGGGTCATGGCCGCCGTAATACCAGATACTGTGATGTCCTTGTAGTACCCGCCCCCAGACACCGCCGTCCATGTTCCGGTGGGGATCGTCGCCGTATACCGGTACTTCACCGCCGCCCCGATATCCGCCGGGGTGGGCTTGTTGCCCGCATGGTAGACGTTGTACGACGTCCCGTCGAAGTTCAGGCTCAAGCAGGATGCAAGACCTTCGATTTTTTTAAGACGCAGGGCAGCATACGTCCCGTCTGTATCAACGTCCTTAATATGCAGCCCATCCTCGACAGACGAACTTGCGTTTTTAAAGATAGTGGCCGTTCCTGCTCCATCTGTTCCGAAATTAAGTGACGGAAGCGCACTCTTTTTTATAGTCAGATCCCCCGTCATGGTATCGCCGGTCTTTGCGACCGCCCCCACCTGGGCCGCCGTGTGGGTGTGATCCCCGGCGGCCTTGGCGTTCCAGGCCGTCCGCTCCGCCGCGGTGAGGTGGCGGACGTTATCCCCGGTGTGGCCGGAGAGGGCCGTCTGCACCGCCGCGGCGCTGCCCGCCGGGTCAAAATCCATGGCCGGGAGCTGCGCGGCGGGCACCTTCCCATCATCGCCGAGGGCAGCGACGCCGCCAGGCGCCCCCTTGTCCGTAAAGGGGATATAGGCACCACTCTCAATGGTCAGGTCAATCTGGGTGTCACTGCCGATGTAGGTGACCAGGTCAATCTGCTTTTCAATGACCGCGCTGGAAGCGGCGGCCATGAGGTCGGCAGAAGAGCCGGCATTGGCGTAGGCATATAGGACCTCCTCGCTAAAGGAGCCGTCCACGAGCTGCAGTTGAGCGTACAGGCCCAACTCGCGGAAATAGAACGCCTCAGTAATGGAAGCATTGGAGTATATCCCCCCAATAATGACCTTTCCATCGTCGGAGGCTCGCTTCTTGTTGATAGACAGTTGGACCACCGGGGTCGCAACGGCGGTCATGGAGCGCGGTGTAGAGCCGGAAGGCATTGTGCCGGAACCCATGACAATCTTTGTCGGGACGAATAGCGCCCCAACCTGGCTCTCCGCCAGTAGGATCCTGCCCTTGTCTGTCACAGCGTTATTCGAAAAAACAGCCATAATCACTACTCACTTTCTGCGGCATCGCCGATGCCGTACTGTTCCGCACTCGTATCGTGTAGAGTCAGGCCCGCGTGGAGTTCGCAGCCGATGGGGATATAGAATATCACCTCACAGCCGATCCCCGCGGCTGCGATGCGCTTCACTACAGAAGTAGCGTTGCCGGACAGCGCCATATGCTCATGGGGCATCTCCGTTTCGTCCACAGTGATGCGGATCTTGGCGGGAAAAGCCTCTTCCAAATCGACCTGGGATGGATCTACGTTAAAGAGAACACTGATGGTCGTGATGATGGTATCCACATCTCCGCCCGCCAGCAAAGCGGTGACCTTCGTCTTGATCAGGAGGCGGTAGAGGCCGTCCGAAACTCCGTCTCTTGCAATGCCGAAATTGGCGCCGATCCGGTCCAGCGTAGCGCCGCGGGCGCTGTCGAGATCCCGCCAAAGGGCCACGGTCTGAAGGGCCTCCTCCACGCCGCTGAGCGCGGCGGCAAAGAGCTGAAAGAGCCGGCCAATATTGCTGTCCGGATCCTTGCTGTAGGCACCGGGCAGCTTGTCCAGTATGTTCAGAAGGAGGCTCATCGTGAGATCACCACCTTGTCTGGGCTGGTGACGGCCTTTTGGAGTGCGGTGAGAACGATGTTGGCCTTCTGCCAGGCGGCGCCGTCAGTGCTGATTTCCAGGATGTAGTCCACCACGCCCTGGGTCTCGTTGATGGGACACATGAGGCGGTTGTAGTAGACGGTCTCGCCAATGGAGAGGCCGGAGGCGGCCAGGCTTGTGCCCTCGCTGCCGATGTAGTCCACAACCGCGGCCTTCAGGGTGTCGTCCCCCGGATAGGCGGCGTCCGTGACCAGCGAGGAGATCCTCACGTGGATGGGCACCGCAGTGGGGCGTGAGAACCGGATGGTGCGGAGCTTGCCGCTGGCATCCAGGAGCTTGGCGCTGGATGTGCCGCAGGTCTGGATGCCGGCGGCCTTGCGCGCATGGATGGCAGTGGCCACATTGGTGTCGGTCCC